TCAAATACAGGAACAGGGAGTTCTGGTGCAGAGGGTACTATGTCGATACGGTGGGTAAGAATACGGCGAAGATACAGGACTACATAAAGCACCAGCTTGAAGAGGATAAAATGGGTGAGCAATTATCGATCCCGTATCCGGGCAGCCNACACCAACAGGCAATGCAGAGCCTTCCCCCAAACCAAGGTTTTCGAGAGCCGTTTCCACCGTGCCATCCGATTTGATATCACCAAACGGATTCTTGCGGCTCAGGTATTCAACAGCAAACCCCGATCCCAGCAATTCAACAAAACCGGGCAGATCACCATTATCAAGCACATCCCGTTGCGTTTTATCACTTACAAACTGGGCCAGAGCTGCAGCAATAAAGCTGGCCTGCCGAATAACCTTATTGACTTGCGCACTGGAGGCTTTCCCTGCTGTAAATCCAGATAAAAGCGCGGGCAACGCTTCCCATTCCTCCTGCGATATAACATTGGCATTTCGATCCGTTGCAAACGCTTTAAAGTCATTTTTCGCCATCAGAGTAATACTCCCCATGCTCCTACATCAAAACCACTGATGAATTCGTTATCCATATCAAAACCAAAAAATTTTGAGCCTTCCGATGGGGTTTCCACCGAAGGTGTTTCAATGCCACCCGCCCATACCCCGGCGGCTTTTACTGTGAGATACCCCTGTTTAATTGCCGCAATTAACTCACGCGATACATCTGAAATATCAGTATCAGGAAAGACCCAGACCGATATCGTCATGTCCTGGTTATCGACTATCTGCATTCGCAGTCCGGATCCTGCTGTTGCCGCGTCAAGAATTGCCGGAAGCGAATCATTCCGTCCGTCCCAGTTATTAATCGCAATCTTCGCTTTAAGGATGACACGATAAGTTTCATCGCTGAGGTACATGTATCCGGAATCAGGATCGTATGGCCCCTGCCATACACCCTGATCATATCCAAGCCCGTCGGTATCCCAGCTGAAATAGACACCTGAAATAGGCTGGCTGACAACACGGCTACGTCCGATCCACAATCCCAGAATGTCAAGTTGCACACCAACCGCAGAGTCAAAATCAAATGCAGTAATCAGCCCTCTGGTGGCAGCCGCAACATCAATAAGCGGCCGGGTCATCAGATCAACATGTGCAAGAAATTTAGGTTTGGTGGCGTGGTAGTTCGTGATTAGTTCGGTGTATTTGCTCATGACTCCACCGTTATAACGATATTTTCCGGGGTACAGGACGCAGATTCGTTGTATCTGATATCAATGTTTGATGACGACAAAGCCCCCGGGGATTTCCCAATCGTCAGTTCCTGAATATCGTAATAGCGTGCATTCCCGCCACTCACCACGCCAAGATTCGCCGGTGAGTAAATGCGACTTAAAAGGACCGAATCACCAATCATCAGACTATTGATATAGTCGGAAATAGCCTGCTGGATCTGCTGCCCTATCTGTGAGGTATAACCCGTAAAAACTTTTAATTTAATCCGGGCATAAACAGGCACATCACTGGAACGCGAAAATTTGATTACATGGGGATTGCCGTATTTATCCGGAACCGTAACGGATGTTGTACCGTGAGTGGCTGTCCCCGGGCCTTTATTCCCTCTGATAGCCTGAGCAATATCCGTCACATCACCGCCATCCACAATTACAGCAACAGAGTGTGGCGGTAACCCGTTACCGTCCTCCGAACCATTATCGTTTTCATAGAGTTTGTGGCGGGTTACACCGGTAACATTAGAAACAGCACCATCCAGTGCTTCAAATGGGGTTATTGATGGCAACGCAACACTTTGCGACTGTCGGATACGTAACTCCGCATCAGTTTCTGCCGGAGTGCCCACAGTAGCCGCAGCAGGATTGGTTACCGAAACCCAGCCACGGGTTGGCGTATTAATTTCAGTGATAGTTCCAGCCAGCGCCGCCACTGCACCACTGACGGAACATGTTGCGGTCACCATCACTGTACCATCCACGCCGACCACCACTGAAGCAGGCAAACGCCATATCACATTATTACTGTCTTTCACGCTGCCATTAATGATGGTTGTTCCGGCAGTTCCTGTAAGAAGCAAATCAACCGTAGAGTTCGTCGCGCCTTTACGTGAAATACCATTTATTTTCACGTTACTGGTCAGTGCAGCCCCATAGCCGGTTGCTGGTGAAAAACAGTTGTAGACAGTTATCGCCATATTATTGGCATCATGAATCGCCAGCGCCATCAGAGCCACCATCTGGCCGTCTTTGCTGTCCGGTTCGAGGTAGGCATCACTGCCATAAATCTGCTGAAAATAGCTAATCAGGGTGCTGAGTATCGTCTGATAATCAGGCGCACTGATCCCCTCCGCGGTTACCTTTGCAGATAAACCGAGAGAATCAAGGTTCAGAGCCATTACGCCTCCGATGTAACAGTCGTTATTCCATAAAGAGTGTCGATTTCAGCGGAAAACATGACACGTCGGGTCGTGGTATCCACCGTCGTATTGAAAGAGAGGATTGATTTAACGCCCTGCGTTTCGAGGATGCGCTTACGGATCGCCAGGTTGTAGGTTTCCGGCTTCTGCTTACCGAGTACGGACTGGATCCACGGAGTCCCCTCGGTGGTGTCGAGAAACCATTGCCCATACCACAATTCGAATCGCGTTTTTACCGCCTGCGCCACGGCCTCCGGTGAGTTAATCAGCCAGGTGTCATCACCGCTGCCAAAGGTGTAATCGCCATCGGCGTCTTCACGTCTGTATCGCATCAGTTTACTCCGTCGGTATTGCTTCCACCGCGCTGAACACCACCATGAGTGTGCGTATCATCAATTGGCTTGCCGTTAGCCTTCACGCTACCCAAAAACTCAACAGCACCAGTGATTTTTGAAGCCACACCAGAAACCACAGACCCCACCATGCCACCCATCCAGGTTAACAGGCCATGAATGGTTACTTTCTCAGAAAAATCAGCCAGAGGGGCAACCACATCAAGACCACCCGGAGCGACAATTTTAATTTTCCTGGTATCAGGATTAAGCTCAAAATAGGTGCTGCCGTCATCACTACGCAACTGTGTGGCACTGGTATTAATACCGCTAATCTTCCTTGCCTGCGACTGGGGACCGACAATACAAAACGCATCCGATAAATCATGCATTCTGTCATCGACCGGCTCCTGTATCCCGCCGCTCTGCCACCAGAAATCAATACAACGATCGGCAAAAATCATCAAACATTCATCACCGGCTTTAACTGGGAACGTTAGCGTGCATCCTCCGCCGCGCGGGAATACCACTGGCACATCCACCAGCAATGGGTAATTTTGGGTAATGCGGTTGCCGTCATTATCCTTTTCAACCGAACGGATAGCAGGCTGCACAACTGCCGTCACCGCATCAGGATCGAATGACTGAATAATGCCAGGCAAGGCGACACGGATCTGGTTCTTTGTTGTTTCCCGTTCAGATTTGAATGTTTCGGCAAGGTCGCCGCTGCGGGTCTGGTCAGATACGGCCATTTAGTAGGCTCCAGAAAGCAAAAAACCCGCCTGGTGGCGGGTTTGATTTATAAGAACTTCACTAACTATCTTTCTTGGGAAAAGTTGAAGGCTTGTCGTGATAGCTTTCCGTCATAATTTCGATATCCCCGAAAGGTACTCTAGCCATAATCTCTTGCTCATAGTTATCTAGGAAAGAGACCTCAGGCTCACTTGGTTTAGGTTGTGGTTCATTTTGGTCTTCTGGACAGGACATATTCAAACCTTACTTATTAACATGCACGTTACAGAAATAATAAAAAATACAAATGACATAACCATCCATCGAAACAACTCATTTACAAACGCTGATTTTTCTTTATGGATTTTCTCGATTCTATCAATAGCCCTACCATACATTATCAAATGAAATCTGACTGTGTCATCTCTACTACCCCTCAGAAGAAATTCATGTTGTTCAGGTGTTCGATGCACAGGCATTTTGGGAATATTTCTAAGTTCCCAACATTTCCATAAATAATAAAAACAAAAAACCAAACATACAAAACATGAACATAGACACAATAGAGACAATCTTGCGGATAGACTAGTCTTTAACTGTTGTCCCAGCTCAAAGGACCCAAAAACGGCTAATAATGCAGAAATCTCAACACCAAGCACAGCAAGAAGAAAATTAGCTTTGTCCTCTAACCGCCTGTATGTTGTCTTAACTTCTTCATACCTGTCTCTCGAGTACGACAAAATCGTATCTACTTCAAGGCCAACAGCCTCATTCCTTTGATTGCACATATTGTATTAATCGTCAACCTTCTTACAAGGAAACGAACCTATGATTCTCGGCGCATCCATGCTGTTCTGCAGTAGTTGGATATTCAAGAAACGCGTTTCGGTACCCGGACGGCGAATGAACTCGAAACCGTAATTGTTACCGTCTTTGGCTGGCATAAGCCCCATATCCGCCTTCATTCCATTACCGTTGCCGAGCGTTTTGATTTTCTGGGAGGTAACTGTCTCACCATTAATCCTGAACAATGAATCAGGAATCAACTCTAATTTGTAGCCACCACACTGAAGCGTGACACCGCCAGGATTCGCAGCAAATGCGAACCCCGGAAGGAAACAGAGTCCAATAACAATCCACTTTTTCACTATCCTACCTCACGCTGTAAAGACGACGCCGAACGAAGATCCGCCGCACCGCGCGCTTCGCACATCATATCCATGTACCACGCCTGGCCCCTTGTGTCGCCAGTGTACATAATCCCGCGCACAATATAAACGCCATCCGTTGCGATGCTGGCAGGCTGCGATATGGTGCCGCTTAGCGTAATATTTCCGTCCGTGTTCTGGTCGGTGATCTGCCCACCAGCCATAGCGATATCGTTGTTCGACAACGCGGTGCGATACACGGAAGCCTGATCCAGCTGAATAAGTCCGTTAACCCGGATGTTCGGATTAATAAGCGCGCGGACGTTTACGCCGTTACCGATAGTCTGCTGCGGCATGCCAATAAGCCCGGTAGCGCTGTTGAGCACAATCGCTTCATGAACATATTCGTTATTCGCCACCATCTGGCGCTGACCGTCCACGAATTGCCATGTTGCGCCACATTGCCCGGCTACGTTATCCATTAGATGCCGCGTCATGCCAAAGAGTACCCGCCCCCGGGGGAATACAGTAGCAGGCATTTCAGGCGTCAGGCCTTCGGTCGCGCCTTTGGCTTCGAAGTCTTTCATCAGCGCACGGTTTACATCAGCGACCGTGTAACCGGCAGCCAGCGTCTGTGAGGTTATACTGGTGGCAAAAGCCAGATCAGTATCTGCTGCCTGAATCAGGACGTAGGAATCAACCGGACTGTCTTTTCCTGTGACCGAGTAGCGAATTTCACCGCTGAAAATCAGTCCGTAGTTGCGGCCATCACTCTGACCCACGTCCGCCGCGTCAACTTCCCGCACGGTCCCGACGTCGCTTGCCGACACCTCCGGCGCGATACCGTCGTAACCGGCAATCAGACGCACTTTCGAAAACTCCTGCCCGGTGATTCGGTTCACAGTATCTGCCGAGAGGTTATAAATTTTGATAGTCCCTACCCGGGACGCGCTGCTGATGTTGAACCAGTCGATCGTAAAGGTGACTTTAAAATCACTTAGCTCAATTCCCTGACCGTTCCCGTCCACAAGCTGCAGCTCGAAATGTCTCATCCAGTTCTGTGACATGCTTACTCCGTTGATACCAGTAAATGGCTGCGACCGCCCAGGTCAGTTTTTGTGGGGTAATCCTGTGTGTTGTCATCACAGACCACCACCAGCTTAAAACCAAGCCCCATACAGGCGTACTGCGCCAGCAGGTCAGCACCAGTGACGAGAGGAATACCGGAGATTACCGGCTCCCCTCTGTCGTTCTGCAGGTCCATAATCCAGTACAGATCGCGCCATATGATGCTAATCCACCAGGTGACACCACCCAGGACGATGCTGAACTGCTGGTTGTCCGCTGTCAGCGGAATTTCCTGAATTGTCATTAGCCGCCCCCCAGTAATGACGCCACGTTACCCGTGATGCTTTTCAGCAGTGAAGTATCTGGAGGTTTTGTGGTTTTGTTGCCGCTGTTCTGTACCGCCGACGTGCTGGCCCCTTCCTTCATGTTGGTTTTATCCGCGACGGTAATCTGCTGTGTCCGGGAGATAATGACCTCCCTCAGGGTGAGGACGGCGGACAGGACGTTTTCGCTTGTCTTGTCCGTCGTCACTTCCAGCGCCCGGATCAACATGTTGCTGTACAGCCGTTTACCGGTTACCACATCGAAGGGGATACGGCTTTCCTGCAGATCCAGTAGCTCCTGATACGTCTGCTGAGGACTCAGGCCGAGCAGGCTGGTAGCCGTCAGGTTACTGGCAAAATCCAGCAATGCGCCGCCACCGGCGAAACCAACCTCCATCACCACTTCTGACGGTTTTTTATAGGCATGATCAGCGACAGCGGCCCCGACCTCTACCGGATGCTCGGTTATTTCAAGCATATCTGTATGCTTCTCTGAAATAACAACACTGGGAACAATCATTCCTATTTTTCTGCTCTGCTGATGAAAAAGTGTAGAGAGAATATCCACTAACCCACCCTCACCTGATTACTTCGCATGACCTGAGCATTTGCAGACTGTTGCCGACGTGCAACCTCATTACCGACAGCGTGCGGATCTCCGCCACCGTAAATGTGGTAGGTATTTTGCTGGTTAACCTCTGTCACTTTGCCACTAATTCCCGCCACGGCAGCCTTATTAATCAGCTCCCGAGAATAGATATTTCTTCCATTCTCATGCTGGATAATGCTGCTCATCAATGCTGACATGGTTTGCGGATCGCTCATATTCAGGGCAGCCCGGGGATCCACTCCCAGTCGTTGCGATACAGCCCTGATATACGCAGTTGTGTTGTTATTATCAGACGCAGGTGCCCAGGTAGAGATAATTTTCTCCACACTGTTTATTCCCCGTCCGGCGTACAGCATTAACTGACGAGCAAGAGCCCGTAATCCATCAAAGGCAGTTTCAAATCTGGCAAATCGCCCGCCCGGGCGTTCAAGAGAAGCCCCTGCCTGACCAGCAAAATTAAGGTTTCCCGGATTGTTATTCCGTTCTCCTCGTTTCGTAGCCTGTGCATGTTGTTCCGGCTCATCATCACCAAACCAGCCGCGTACCGTCCGGCCCACACTGCGGGGATCGAATCCCCAGTGCTCTTTAATCCAGTCGGCAGTACTGTTAGCGCTGTCTGTAACCATCGGCATCGCTGACGGATTTTCGCTGCCCTGATTAAGTATCTGTTTGCCGATGCTGACGACATCAGCCCAGCGGCCATCTTTGATAGCGTTGAGCAGGTCAGCGATCATGTTCAGCATTTTGCTGAATTCGCCCATCTGGTCGATGAAGTTGCTGAAATCCCACTTCAGGGACCATGATTTGGGGTCAATATTGAGCAGTTTCGCCAGCGCTTTCACCAGGTCGTTAACGGTCGTTTTAAGGTCACGAACCATCTTCAGCGCGGCATCGACCTCCGGTTTCCACTTGCCCCAGTCAATCAGGCTGTCGCCGCCTTCCTTCCAGGTCTGATAGTCCTCCCACAGGAGGGCAATACCCGCCGCCAGCGCGGTAATGAGGCCAATCGGCGACATCCAGAACGTACTGTTCAGAATGCGCAGCGCAATCGTCAGTGCGCCAAACAGCGAGATCAACTCCCGCGTTTGCTTATCCAGCGATTGCCACCAGGTGATAAGGCCTGATGTCCCCTCAATCAGTCTGAAGAACAGCCGCCCGATAATATCCCCGAGCGCCAGAATGCCTTTTATGGCTTTCGTCAGGGTCTGCTCGATACGAGGGAAGTTGTCCAGGATATGGCGGCGCAGGGTGTCCAGCGAACCCGCAAGCCCCCCCGCAAGATTAGAGCCGATTTTGTCACGGGCCATGCCTGCCATCGCGCCAAACTCACGCAGGGAGGTCATAAATTTGTTGGAGCTTCTGGCCGCCTCGTCAGCATTGAAGCCGATAGCTTTCGCCATTGCGCTGTACTGCCCGGAGAAGCCACCCACACCCCGGCGCATCGCCATAAGGGTATTTTCGTCAATGCCCAGCATCTGCGCATACTGGTTAGCCCGGTAATACGGCATGCTGCTGAGTTTCTGTCCAACGCCCGTAAAAATAGCGGCCATGTCACGCATGTTACCGCTGGCATCACGGGTCTGTACGCCCAGGCGATTCAGAAAGCCTTCTGCACCGGGATTGTTACGAATAAACCGGGAGAGGCTTTCCAGAGAAGATCGCGCAGCGTCCACGCTGCCGCCAACCTGCGAAACCGCATAGCCAATAGACTGAATTCCCTGGACTGTCGCGCCGGTGCGCTGTGACGCCCAGTAAAGATTATCCAGGCCGGAGGCGATCTTAGCCGTGAAGGCCACCACGGACAGCGCAGCTCCTTCAACAGCCAGCCCCATTTTGATGACATTTGCAGTTGTACCGGCGAGGACAGAACCGAACTTTTTCGCTCCTGCATCATCCACACTGAAGCCAAGCGAGACGAGGAAATCTTTAATAGTTTCAGCGTTCATTATCCTCTCTCCATTTCTCAATGCGTCGCTGGTTATCCGCTTTTACCGCCAGATGGTCATTCAAGAGAGCAATGTCATACAAATCGACAGAGCCATCTTTAAGTGCTGTATAAGGAATTAACCCGGCGTCAACCGGATTGAGAAGGTAGGACAGCCCGTCCGGCAGGCTGTTAAACGTCAGCCCTGTTGCAGGCTCTGCGTCGTGCTGGTAAGGGGTGTAGGCAAAAAATTTCCCAGCGAATCGGCGACCACCCGCGCCACCAGTTGCAGCATGACCAGCAGGTCAATATCATCAAACATCAGTTCACCCTGGGTAAATACCGGCACCCATCCGTCCATATGACGCCGCGATACCACCGCAAGACAGGGATGAATAATCGCATCGGTGTCATCTTCGGTCAGGGAAGACAGTTCCTCAGCGATACGCGGGAGCATGGTTTCAAACACCGGTTTTAACTGTTCGAATTTCACGGTGTCGATTTTGCCGTCAGCAGGCAAACGGGAGCGAATACTCCCGAAATCTGACATCATTCCTGCCAGCACCGGCAGAAGTTTGCGGGTCACTTTCAGCTGGTCAAAAACGCTGAGTTTTGCCGTGCGATATTTCACGCCTTTAATTTCGAATTCCATGTATTAAAACTCCCCGAGAACCTGGTCAATCTTGCCGCAGTCAAACACCCACGGCATCGTATTACCGGTTTTAGCGTTGGCGTTATCCGGTTGTTTCTGGAACGCAACACTGCGTGCCGTGATGATGTCGCCGCTGACCTTGTTGCGGATCACGATAACGTTATTCCCCCATGTGGCAGAAGACTGGCTCTGTGCGTTATACGCCAGCGACAATTTTTTATTTGTCGGTGATGTCTTCAGAAGGTTAACGGTTATCGTCCCGCTTTTATCTGCATGGAGGCTGTGCATCACTTCGCCATCAGCACCGATGGTCATGGTGTTTTTAGGACCGCCCATCGCAACCACAATCCCCTCCTCAGAACTTGCCGAACCGTACCCGAGGTCAATCGAACCGGTCGGCCCGGTCAGCGTCGCAGTGACATCCATAAAAGAATAGGTAGACATTCACTTCCCCTTAGCGAACAACGTTAATCTGTACGTCAGCGTAATGAACCGCGCCTGCAAGTTTTATTGCAGCCTGAATCACCGGAGCCTTACGGGCTTCACGTTCTGATTGTGCCTGTTCATCCAGCGGCTGGGCGTATACGTAATAACCTTTGGGCAGCGTGTCACCTGATGACAACTGACCCAGGTCGCCACCGTTCCATACGCCCGGAGCAATCAGTCCATTCTGAACGGCCTGATCCAGTGATTTTTCAACATTTGATAACAGTCGGGTAATACCGGCTTCAGTCTGGGGAACTTTCGTGGTGCTGGTATAAAGCAGGTTATAGAGGCTGGTCTGCACATAATTCTGTAACCAGTCCAGGCCGTGGCGTTCATCAAAGAAATCGCCGTTAGCCATCACTCCCTGCTGGAGGATAGCTGTATCATTCTGGTAGTACACGAACACATTGCAGTTTTTTGCATCAAGTGCCGATGCCTGGCTGACTGTCAGTGTTTCATACCCGACCCCCGGCTCCTGCTTAAACTTGAGCGTAATCGCGGTATTACTGCCATTGAAATTAACCGTGAATGCCCGGCCAAATGCAGATAACGCAGCGTATTTATTACCCGATGAATACTGAATAAAACTGCGTGAATATCCGGCGGTTTTCAGTTTTGATGCCAAATCATCGCTGGATGCAGTCTGCAGGCATTTCTCATCGCTTGTCGTAATCGCCAGAATACGGCTTACAGAAGAGGATTCGATCGCCGCAGCCACTTTCAGCCAGTCTGCATCCGGAATATCTTCATCGTCTGCAATCCCCAGTCCATACCATGAAGTATAATCAAGCATGGCATTCACAGCCTGCTCCAGCGTCTCAGGCGTGGCCTGTTCGCTGTCTCCCTTCGTTTTCACCCAACGACCGACAAAAACCTCCTGAGGTTTCGGTGATTGTGAGAAAAACACCTGCGCAGCTTTATATTCTGGTGATTCCACGCCAAAATCTTTTCCAATATCTTCCGCGGCAGAATAACGACGAATGCGCTCACTTACCGGAATGATTGTGGACGGGCCGAGAATGAGTAATGCACCAAAATTTCGCCCTGATGCTGCACGCGGCGACATGATCACATCAACATTAACAACGTTTGATACAGGCAAGCCCTGTGCCATAGCTTAATCTCCGAAAAAGATGACTGGTGCTTCCACCAGCGATTTAATACCGTACTCGCGCACAACCTTCCGGCGCAGGCACACCGTCATATCGTAGCGGCGGACCCATTGCTGATTAATAAGTTCAGGGAAGGGAGTCAGACCTGTGTAATCGCCAAGAGACAGCCCCAGCGCATTCAGTGCTGCATTGTTCTGCGGCACAGATATACCGTCACGAAACCGGGACGCATACACCATCCCCGCCGGTCCATAAAACGAAGCCATACACTCAATCGTTTCATGCCGCCAGAGCTGAGAGCCATCATCGGTCTGTCTGGTGAATGCCGGACTGTCATCACCTGACCATCCGATAACCCCAAACGCACACCAGTTCGTTTCAACCGGTAGCAGTGGCGGCTGCTCTTTCTGCCAGCGCGGGCGAACCATCCCGGCAGACAGACCGGAAACGTTACGCATCCACTGGCTTAACAGCCTGTCGAGCGCTTCGTCATAATCCGGATCGCCACTGGTTGGTATTAACCATCCGCGCTCTGTACTGGTGTTATTGCTCAACCGGAGTTCCTCCATCAAACGGCATCAACTCACAATGCGCCTGAACGAATCCGGCCCCATAAGCTGTATACGGGTCGACGAAGGTCACACGATAATCACGGCCCTGATACGTCACGATATCGGCATCACGGCCAGTCTGTCCCTGCGTCAGTCGCTCAGTCGTCACAATCAGAATTGCACCGCTGATTACCTGCCCTGCCTGCATACGGCGGTTTTCCAGAGAGCGATCAACAGTTACGACTCCGACAAACTGCTTTTTAACTTCACTGTCGCTGCCGATCCCGTCCTCATCCACCGTTTGCACTCGGCGTGTTACCCACAAATTGAAGTCGCAAAAATCGGGGTCAAAAAGCACATCTGTTACATCAAGAGTCGGCATCTTTATCCCTCACTACATGGGTAATAGCTCTGCGATATTGCCCGGTGTCAATTAATGGTTTCGCCAGATCGGTTCCGGGAGATTCGCCAGCAACACGCCGGGCAAGTTCCAGTGTTGCCCCCTTGCGCCCCCGACGAGCCCGGGCTTCAACAGTGCTGTCAGCAAGCGGCGTAAAGCCGGTAATAGTCATGTAACGCCTGACGCCATTAGCAGCCAGCGTTCCGGCACGGTTGAGTGCGCGTTCTGCTCCCGCAGCATTACCATCAAGAGCAGCCTGTGCCGCGGTTTTGAGCTGCGGCACCGTCTGCTCTTCTGCCGATTTAACGCCGGGGACCAGGTGAGGTCGTGGCGGGATGTTCTGCTCTGGTGAGCCGTATTCGTTGAGGTAACCGATGCCCGCATTACCAAACGGAACATCATCCCGCCCGCTGTCTTCCGAAGGGATGCCGACCAGCACATCTTTTTTGGTTAACGACCTGAGCGCATCCAGAATGGCCTTAGCGTTATCCACCCTCGTTGTTACACCACTTTTGAAACTCATAGCTGGCGACCGCCTGCACCGAACATCGTGATCAACTGATAAAATTCAGCGCCATATCGGGTGTTATTCCAGAAACCTGCATCAGGATTCAGCGTCGCGCTGGTGTCATAGCTGACGCTTACCTTGTCAACGGACTTTGAGGACTGAACACCATTGGTTGAACCGCCCGGACCACCAGCCAGCATCGCTCTGCTGTCTGCCGCCCAGAGCGTCATGTAGTGCGCAACGAACAATCCGGCAAAGTACGGAAACAACTTTTTGCCGGTGACGTTTTCACTCAGCAGTTCATCGGCCAGATTCAGACGGAACCCGATTTGGGCGTCGGGATATTTTGCCGGGTCAGCAAACTGCGGGAAGTCGCGGCGAAAATCACTTACCGCTGGCAGACTTTGATTCTTTGGCATCTTTAGCCCCATTACCGCCAGTCCGGGCGGCAGTAATCTGCGCCTGCAGGCTGTCGTTCTGCTCCTGCAGTTTGAGCAATGCATCTTTCAGATCGGCAATCAGCTTATCTTTGTCGGCAATCTGCGCTTGCAGGCCGTCGATAATGGGTTGCAGATCATCGGTGTCGCTAATCACGCTTTCGGAAAGCTCAGAGTGCGCCTGGGTGAACCAGTGCGACGCGACCTCTTCCGGTACGTTATGCCGTCCCCGGCCAAACTCCTGTTTTGACTGATCGCCGAGCGTCAGCGTAAACGGGGTGTGAACATGGATGGTAACCAGCTTTTCTTTCGCCATTTCAGTTTCCTTCAGGCCCCTTTCGGGGCCATTCTGGTTATCAGATACCGTCCACATAGGACAGAGTTTCTTTATACACTGGCTCGACTGCACCCAGCTTGCCGTAGTAAGTGACGATCTGATACAGACCGCGATACTGCACCGGCACGCTCTGAAGCGGAACCAGCGGGTAGCGGACGTATTTTTTATCGTTGGTGTACGCAACCATGCGATCCTTATTCCCCACACCACGGCCTTTCAGCCATTTAACCGCGCGGATATTCAGCGGAACACCGTTCTGGTGATAGCTGATGGTGTTGGTCTGAAGGTACGTCAACAGGGACTGGTTACCCGCAGATGAAACGATGATGCTGGACAACAGAGCAAACTGCTCAGGCGGGATCAGCAAATCACGCGGAACCACAGAGTAACCGGAAGCGGCCCACGCATCAGACAGCACCTGGTTAATGCTTGCGCGGATTTCGTCCGGTGTTGAGGTTGCCCACGTTTTGGCAGCGTTGTTGACAGGCACGCCGTCCAGGGTAACAAGGCCTTTCAGGTTTAATGCGGAATCGCCAACATACACCTGTTCATCGTTATCCATCTGCCATTTCAGTTGCATCCCGTCATACTTCTGCGTATCAATCGGGCGTCCGACCTGCTGAGCAGCCTGCAATTCTATGACCGTCCAGCCAAGTTCCATCCCCCACAGGTTCAGCGGGTTACCGGATTTGCCGGTATCCACGTTCACGCCAGCAATAGCGGTTGAGTCTTTGCCTACCCAGTTTTTGCCATTCGGATTTGCACCAGTACCCGCAGCGGCGAAGCTGGTATTCGTCCAGCTGGAAATGTCATCTGCGATAGAGACATCTTCACGCAACTGAATATCGCGGGTCCAGGTGTACCCCACCAGTGGCAGGTTCAGCGTCTGGTCGAGTCGCTCCAGCTCCCCGATGAGAAAGGCACCAGAGCTGTCAACGGTTGCCTGATCAAAAGTAATCATTCGTCTGTTCCTTAAATCTTCCAGGAAATTTCTGCATTGCCGTCAGCATCACCGGCACCTGTGAATTCAGCGTTGGTCAGCACCACATTTTTGCCACTGACTGACGTGGACATGAATCCACCCAGCGGCACTTTGATGGATTCATCAGTGGAGACGACAACGTATACCGGGTCGCCTTTTTTGATGGTGCTGGCATCAAAATCAGAACCGAGATTAACAGTCATGTAGCCACGCTTCATGGCGTCGCCCGGGAAGTTCTTGCCTGTTCCCACCTGGCGAACCATGTCCGGCTGCGACGTGGTCGGATAAGGGCGCACGTAGATCCCCTTCACCTTGTCTGCGGTATCACCATCTGCCAGCGGCACGAAAAAACCGTCATCATCGTATTTACCAGCCAGGCCATAGGCAGCGAAGGCGTTATCGGATTTAAGGACCACCGGTTCGACGGTTAAGTCCTGCGGGCGAGAGACAGCCCCGGCAATGCCAACAGGCATCCGGTACAGAAATACATTATTCATTTTTTACCCTTTACGGTTTGCCCAGAATTCAGCGTTTTGTTTGTTCAGGGAAGCGATACTGGTCATGCCCATGTTTAGGCGCTGTGCATCGCTGGTGGTGGCGCGGGTGTTTCGCCCTTTGGCAATCTCAGACACGGCATTAAACGCCATGTCGACCGATTGTTTCGGCAATTTGCGGATATCCGCATCACCGACGATCTGGCGAACCAGTGTTTTGTCAGCGGCGGACAGCACATCACGTTTGAACGCGGTCGGTTTCACCTTACGGCTCAGATCGATACCCGGAACGATAACTTCGGCACGATAAGCAGCGTCACCGGTAATCGTGGTTTCCTCTTCGTCGTCCTCACCGTCGCCGGTAGGGTCTTTGTTATCTTTGCCGTCAGGCTTATCGTCGTTATCGCCCGTTGCAGTACCTTCCAGCTTAGCCAGCAGGGCTTTGAGCAAGGTTTTGATATCGTCCTCGCCGTCGCCGGTTGGCTCTCCGCCCATTTCCGGCTTTTTGTCCGGCAATGGTTGTTGCGGTGAAAGATTAATGTTGAGGTTAACGCCGCTCGGCAGATCCCCTTCATCGCCCGTTACCGCCGCTGGCGCAGAGTCCAGCAGTTCGTTCATGGTGTCAGCATCACCCGTTTTGATGGCCGTGCGCATGCGGGTCCACCAGCTTTTCTTTTGATTTGCCATTGTGTCTCTGTCTCCAATTGCACAACGATTTCCGGCTCTGCCTTTAGGGACAAGAGCCACATGGTTTCCGGTAATATCGACCTGCTCGGCTTTTCCGGGTTCGGTCTGCTCGTACTCAGCGTCATAGCCGCACGACACTTCGCGCAGACCATCTTCGATCAGCTGAATGGCGTTTTCGTCTTTGACGATAAGGTCAGCCAGCATCAAATCAGACTGCACACCCGTCCCGCGCCGGACATTCTGGAGGTGCCCGACAGCAAGCTCTTTCCAGTTCTCGGGATTTACCAGCCGCACATTCCCGTTTTCATCTTCAGGATGCAGGATCGTGATGCTCATCCCTTCGAATGAGGCGAGCGTGGCCGGATGGAATACCTGCTCAGGAGAACGTGTGACGACTATTTCACCGAACTTATCGGGTTTCAGTTTTGGCAGGTCATCAGCACCATAGAGCTGCTTACCTGTTCGTCCTATCGGCACGTCTTTGCACAGCAACGAGCCGTCAGCCAGCTGGTAGCGGGTTTCTCCCAGCCGGGTATTGAAAAAATATTTCATGGGTTACCTGCGATTCAGGCGGGATAAGATTGGGAGGTGGGAAAAACGATTTCTTTATAACAGCGACAATTCGGGAGCTCGCCAGCATGACCTGTCATGCCGTCAAGCGTTGGAGGTTTACCCCATTCGACAAATTTACCTTCCATTTCCTGATGAGAATGCCTGACGTCACCATCTTCGGCTGTACGCCAGATATAACCATTCGAACCAATTGACAGCGCACGCGCCTGATCCAGCGCTCCGGTTGCACGTCCAAGTTCAGTACGGGCAATCAGGTCAGCTCTGGACTTTGCTATATCACCCGATGCGGCTATTTCTTTAGCAAAATGTTCCGCTCTCCCACCGGTAACAACAGCTTCTATCGCCCGATTCTGGATGTCGTACACCCTGTTAGCCGCCTCGAGGGGTAGCGATTTGATGTACTTAACCTGTTCAGCAACGATGGATTTCATAACCTGCCCTGGAGGGGCACTGTTTACCAGATTGCGTAGCTCACGGCTGATGGTTTTGCTGTGTTTACGCCACTGCTCATCATTCTTGCGCACAATGTCGGCGGTAAAGTTTTCCGCGACCTTTGTCGCCCAGGGGGTGATGATTTCACTGTAGCGTTCCAGCGCCTCAATAATTTCCGTGATACTGTCATTTGAACCATCGTAGTGACCATTTACGATGTCCCCGACCGCCCGCGCTATCCTGCGTAGGCTGGTTCGATAGCGGATTTCCGCCTGACGGTTCCTGCGGTTCGTCATCAGGTTCGCCGATGCCGGGCGGCGCTTCGTCTTCGGCATTCTCGATGTCCTCGTCGGTAATGGATGCCCCGATGCCGGTTACGTCAGAATTTTCGCGCAAATCGGTCATAGCGGCTTTCAGTGTCATCAGACCATCACCCAGCGCTGTACTGATTGCGTTGGTGGTGTTTAACGCCACCGTTGAGCGATCGACATCAGACATTTGCCAGAGCGGGTTAAACTCAAACGTGAAATCGTCCGGCAGCGGCTTGCCAAGTTCCGAGCGATGCATGATGTCCAGTATCCGCCGCACCGGAAGACGTAAACGCCTCTCCTGCAGCGAACTGATGCGGTCGTAATAGTTGGCAAGGTCTGCATCACCGGTAGAAAATCCTTTCGGGGACTGTCCGAACAACCGCACCAGTGGGATACCAACAGCGCCACTAATCTGTTCTGCAAACTGCGATAGGATGTCATCCAGACCACTGAAGCTGTACTGATGCGTTTCAAACTTATCCCGCGAGTCCATGAGCGTCATACCTTCATTGCTCTGGAACTGTCGAATCAGGTCGATATTCTTCAGCAACGCTTCATACGCAGGACCACCAAGTGCGATAAGCTCGCGTAGCTTCTCCACGCTGTAGGTGCGCAGATGCGCCTTGTAGACCAACTGCGCCGCACCGACAGTAGCGCTGTCGAACGCGGTAAGACGATCCCAGATACGCTCTACAACCGACATTCCCCATTCGTTCTCGGTCATCTTCTGCTGAAATGGCAGCGTGACGCCATCAAAGCGAATCAGGCGACTGTGATGAATGCGCCAGGCTGGAATTCCCGTTGCTGTGGTCACCACATCGTAAAACTCAGGTTTACCCAGGTCCGGCCCCATATCTTTAATGCGGCGGGTCAGTACCGGGTCGATCATCCAGCGGTCGAGCGGGAGAATACCCTTAAACTTGCCCTTACCGATGGTTTCGGGTCGCAGCGGGGTCATTGGTGCCTGCCCCTCAATCATGATGAAACCCACCGCGCCGCCGTAGAGGCGCGACCATTTCAGCACGTCATTCAGCGCATCCCAGATTTGCAACTCATCCAGTTGTGATTCGAGAATGCCGCGATCTTTTGCATCAATTTCCGACGTGATGCGAATGCCTTTGCGGGTCATATCATCCGGGATAGCATCGACCGCTTCGCCGATAATCCAGGACGAACGATAGGACCATTCCACCAGCATGCGGTTACGACTGGTGAAATTAGCCCGGTAGGTGGATGCTGAGTGCTGGTTAGGTGTCTGCATCCCTACGCGGGCAATAAAATTCTCATAACCATCAGCTGTGGCCTGCGCAGTTCGCCGCAGGGCTTGTTTGTTTCGTGCCATCAGGCCTGTCTCCCTAGCAGCTCCCAGATGTTCAGGGCTGAATTCATTGGGGCATAGTTGATCATCACCGAGTCGGCAAGGTTTGGCGATCGGGTTCCATCAGGCTGTTTATCAATAACGATTTTTCCCACACCATTAATGGAATAGGTCGGCTGCGAAAGCTCGATGATGAGTTTATCTTTGAGTGCCATGCTACTGCTGATTGAGATGATTTCGTCCGGGTTGTAAGCCATACCTTCAACCACGGCGCGCCAGGTATTCTGAAAAAGTTTACGTAACCGCCACCAGCTCTGGGCTTTGGCGTTAGCGAAGAAGTCCTTGTTCAGACGTGCGGCTTGCCCGTTGTCCCCGCGAACAGCTTCATCATCCGGATCAAATACCGCGCCGCTACCACGAAACGGTGTGGCGAGTATTGACGGTCGGCGCGCTGCGTAACGCAGTTCGTTGATGGCGCGCGCATCGCCGCGAACGCCAGCACCCAGGCCGTCCTCGTCGAAGCGAAACTCTTCGAGGTTGTCCTGTTCGCAAAAGCCGAAGACCTTCTCAACAGACTGGTAAATGTCGCTGCCAACGCCGGACCATTCACGCACGTTCTCCAGAAGGAAGCCGTGACGGGTCGAAAAGGCATTTTTGTCCCGGCCTTCGTCGGCGACGTCCATCGCGCCCAGTCGCTTGCCCGTTGGCTGAATACCAAGTTTGATATGCGCGTCGACGGCAGCCTGTACCCAGTCGGACGGGATCAGGACGCCTTCCGCAGATGCGCTGTAGTTCAGGTCAAGTTCCTGCGCCACCACCACCGGATTGTCGATTTTCTCGCACTCCCTGCGATACCACTCTTCATCCTTGCGCGGGTCATCTCGCCAGTGGAACGTGAATACTGGTATTTTTCCGCCGTGGCGCTTCTGCGCGAACGGGTTCGCCATGCCATTAACCGAGCTCAGGTCAATACGGCAACGGGTGGTTTGCGACAGCGCCGCATCAATCAACAGAGGACGCTGGAGGAATGCAGCTTCATCCACCAGGTAGAGCGTGGTACGGTCACCACGTCCGATATTGTCGCCAGCCTCTCCTTTGATAACCGCGCCAGTATCTGGAAACTCAACGCGCATATACGGCGCATGCTTCTTCTCGTCCCACGAACCACGAAACTCGATGGGCAGTGTTTCCACGAACTTTCGCGCCTTCCAGAACAGCGCCTTCGGGTCACCGGTGCTGTCGACGTATTCCTCTTTACGGGAGCCGAAACCGATAACCATTTCTTTGTTGAAGAGACAAAGCGAGCAGGCCAGCCCGATCGCGGTCCAACTGAGCCCCATTTCGCGGCTCTTTTCGGTGATGCCGTTCTCCAGTCGTTCGCGCCGCTCCATGATCCAGTGAATCCACTCTTCCTGTTTCGGGAACAGCAGAAAAGGGATGGTGACCGGCAGGCCATAATCGATGTTACGCGGGTCAGTAGTCATACCCCAGTCGATGATGAACTGTGCCGGGTTGGTGCGATAAAACTGTTTTAGTGCAGGCAATATTTCAGGGTTCTGGCGAATGCGCTGTAAGCGTTCCATCCGCCATTCAAAAACCATCTGGTAATCAGGATGTTTAAAATCGAAGTGAAATGGTAACGGCATACTTAGCCCATCATTTTTTTATACGCTTCTGCAGCCTGCTCCGGCGTTAAGTTGGTAATTTCTGTTCTGACGGGTCCTCCATCAGCGCCAGTCACTTCATTTTTGACGTTGTCTTTAAACGCCTGAACAGAAACATGACGCCCAAGCAACTCAAGGTTTTTAACCTTATCAGGCCATTTGATTTTCTTCAGAAGTGCGGCGCTATCTGCGGATACCATCTCCACGACATCCATTCCTGATAGCGTTGTGCGCCATACCTTAGGCCAGTCTTTAATGGGTTTTAGCTCACCGTTTTGCAGGAGAATGTCAAGCACATCCATCTGGTCGATTTCAATAAGGCGATTAAGTACATATTCTGCATTAATACCAACAAGATCATTGCGTTGCGCTTTCAGTTCGGCGATTCTTAACTTGATGTCAGGTTTTGACAGGTTTTCGGATGCGGTACGGTTAGCTGTCTTAGCGCTGTACCCCGCCCGAATAGCCGCTTGCGTGGCGTTTAAATCGATGAGGTACTCGCGACAGAACATCTCTTGTTTGTCGGTGAGCGCCATTTAGTTACCTCGGGGAATGATAATGAATTTATTAGATTTTTGTGTTGAAAAATATGAATCTGGAGAGCGGTCCTTCAGAAATGGAGTAGAACCAAACAAAGATAAAGTTGCTGAAATGCTGAACTTTGTGTTTACAACTCTTAAGAATGGCATTCAGGATGATGTAAGCAATTATCCCTCCATCAAAGCCCTGTTGAATCTCGAGTTGACCCCAAATGGCGGATTTAACATGAACTATCTCCCAGATCTTATCGCGCTTGTATTTGACGTTGTAACCGACCGGAATCGTAACCCGGAACTTTGGTTTCAAAAGATAGGCGGCATTTCTGATGAAATATCATTCACAATCTCTATACTTCTGTACGGTCCTATTGGGCATGTAACCCATTCAGGTAAAGGGGCCGCATATGGGAAAAATTATGAATCAGTTAGGTCTAATCTCATAGATGATTTGGATGCAAATATTTTCCACGGATAGGATTTTGAGTTCTGATTTAACGGAGAGAGCAATCTGGCCCGGGGCACCGATTCGATGGCCTCCCAGTCCGGTTTTGCCATGAATTTTTCCTCTTAGTGACATTATCGAAGCTCCTTATCAAAGGAGCTTCTGTAATGTCAGTCCCGAACAAACGTAACCTTCGTGTTTGTCGCTCGCCTTACAAGGCGCGCCGCTTCGCGTTGCATTTCATCGATAACTTTTGGCGTCATCGGCTGATGCGCATATTTACGTTCAATCTCTGCAAAAATCCCGTTCATCGTTTCGCTGTCTGGTGGGATAACTTCAACGTTTAATCGTGCCATTAGTTTGTGCTGCCCTGTTTTTCTCAAAGGTCCTGATATCAGCCTTATCCCTGTTGCACTGTGCTAACGCTGACAACAACGCAACATTCAGGTTAAGGCTGGCTCCCCACGTAAACGGGTCGGGTAAATCTGGCTGGGGTGTTTCATCCGTCAGACTGGCTGGTAACGGAACGACCGGCACCGACACGTATACCGTTCGCGTATTCGTGCAACCGCTTAACTGCGCCAGAAGGAACGATACGAACAGCGCAATCATCATCCGCAACAGCCACTTTGATATCTTCCTGGGTTCTCTGTGACTCCAGTGCGATCTGCTGTTTTGCATGCTGGTTAGCCTCTATAACTGTATTGATGATTTGCAGTGATTGCAGGACGTTACTGGTAATAGCTGTTGCAGATTCAGCATTTCGTACAGCCTCATCAGCACGCTCCTTTTCGTGTTGATATTTGCTGTAGTAATGCCCGGCAGACCAGATAAAAGAACCGATGACGGTAACAAAGAAGGCAACAATAACCAGCTTATATCTCAGCTTCATTTACCACCCCACCAGCTTCTTTAAATCGGGAAATCAGGTCACCGATTCTATGTTCATACTGACCGTAACCTGCACCAGGTAACGACGCCCAGATATTGCTGCAACGGTCGATTGCCTGACGAATATCGCCACGGTCAATCATCGGTAAAGCGCCACGCTCTTTAATCTGCTGCAGCGCTACAGCATCCTGACTTTCTGGGGAAAAATCTTTCAGGCCAAGTTGCTTGCGGTAGGCATCCCACCAGCGAGAAAGAAGCTGGTAACGTCCGGCGGCTGTTGATTTGAGTTTCGGATTTAGCGTGACAAGTTTGCGGGGGTGATCGGAGTAATCAGTGAACAGTTCGCCACCGACAATAACATCATAACCGTGATTTCTGGTTTTCTGCCGTCCGTTATCTGTTCCTTCTGACCATGCCACCATATCAAGGAAAGCTTTACGCTGGGAATTAAGTGTCTGCATTAATTACTCCTTATGGGCACCGAACTTGTTACCGATGACCCTCATTGCCGCACCACGAATAGCATCAACACCAATCAGCCCCACCCCACCACCAATGGCAACAGAAAGTGATTTAGGCCATCCGACATACTCAAGCGCGGATGCAAAGGTCAGCGTCAGGGCACCACAGAGCAAAATCTCAAGCGTTTTTCGTTTCCAGCCGCCGCCACCGCCAAAATAGGCAATGCGCAAACCAGCCATAATAATTGACATGATCACTGCGCCCAGCGGCGTATCTCCACGCCACCAACTTTGTAAGAGTTCCAGTAAGTCAGGCCAGGAATGAGGGGCATTGTGCATTTTCATAAGCCTCACCTCCGAGAGTTCGGATGGTGCTAAATGTAAGATTCAGGCTCTCAGGCTTGCTCACAAGAAGTCGAGGATGTTTCTGGAGCCTAACAACGAAAAAGCTCTGGGACATGCCGGGGCCAGATGGAGTGCCAGATTAAGCTTCTGGCGGTATATCCTCGTGTTTGATATCGTTAAATCGCCAAAAGTAACCATATCAATTAAAGGAGTATATATGGCTAGTTTTACTGTCCGCGTTGAGCTTGTGGGTGCATCATCCGATGACTACAATCGCCTTCATGAGGCGATGGAATCCCGAAGATACTTTCGCGAAATTCAAGATGGAGCAGGAAACTGGTTTTATCTTCCAGACGCTGAGTACACAGCCGAAAAAAACGCATCTGCTCGCGCAGTCCGAGAAGAAGTTGTAACCATCGCTGGGACAATCAAAAAGAACCCTCGGGTACTAGTCACTCAAGCAGCAGATCGCTCATGGCATTTAATCAAGAAGTGAGTTTTGATCGCCATTAACGGGTATTCCGTTCCCGCTACGCCCCTCACCAACCTCAGGGGCGCTTTCATGGCGCTCCATCGCAATAAACGCGGCAGCGATGCAATGCCCCAAATTTTCAAAATCATCCACCCCCGCGTTAGCCCGAGCCACAATGAACTGACCCAGTGTGATTTTGGCCTGAGATCGGGAATCAGAAGATAATTCATAAAATTTCATGGGTGTTCTCCAGAAACAACAAAACCCGCTCGGTGGCGGGTTCTATTAAAGTTCATGCGCTTGGTTCGCCTCGCGATACAGCTTTGCGAAGCATACCGGAATTGAAGCAGTTTATGCGTAAAAAATCAAGCTATTTTTTGAGCAAATGATTCTCGCATGGGAATATATAGGGCATACTCAGCAACAGCCAACCAATTAGCAATTCGCTTTTCGCATGTGCTAAAACACCACTCAGGATGTACATCATTTAGCAATTCAGCCATTTTGCGCTTAGTCATCCCCCGTCCTTCATACCGTTGCCGGAGGACACTAATCAATCCAGGATGCTCTGCCAGCACCTCACTTATGACTCTATCAATACATAACGCCTCTGCATCAGTACAATGCACCAGCCAGCTTTTTTGCTTGCCGTTGATCATATCCCGCAAAAAAGCCTCAAGTTCAGGTTTGTCCAGACCTGCTTTTTTCATCCTGCGCAGGGCTTCGTTGACGGCTGTTTTCGTCAATTTTTTGGATGCCAGCAACTGGTTAAACATATTTCCCGTCTTACCGCCGCCAATATACGACCAGCGCCCCCACATGCGCAGTTTTCCCTGAATCCAGACACTTTCCAGCGTGGTGAGACGAAGGTGTTCCCCGCTTTTGCCTGTATTTGTTGGGTAAATCATAAATAACCTTCCTTTCTCCAGATTTCTTGTGTGCGAAAAACACCTTCTGCATGCATCAGGCGTAATTCTTCTTTGGTGTAATCGCTGGTTTTTACCCGCCCGTCGATTAAATCGTGGCATGAGCTGCAGGCAATCGCTGCCTGCATATCGTGTGGTTTTGTCGCTGTTCCGCACGTCCCCGCCAGCCTGTAATGCGCCAGCACAGATGTTTCGGGATTGTGATTGCAGTAGCCAGGAATTCTGACGGTGCACATCTGCCCCTGCGCCGCTTTACGTAAATCCACCATTACGCAAACTCCAGTAACCGCGCAGCCACATTTTCGACTTCCTCCGGAGAGGAAAATTTACGGAACAGGATCCAGTTCCACAGCACATTCAGTACAGATTTATAAACCTGCTGAAACTCGGTTTCGTCCATATTCGCAAACGAGATGGATTTCGCCCTGCGCCCACGGCTACCGTCCGGATAAATATGCTCGGTGTAAAATCCGGCCTGAATGGTTACCCACTCGCGGAAAGCCTCAAACGACTTTAGCAATGCTGTATCTCGGGTTCTGTGTGTCGCAACTGTATTCAGATATTGCTCTGCGGCTTCGCTCAGAGCTGGCGTATGTTCCCGGCCTACTGATTCGCACAGATAATCAACGAAACCGGACACCAGTTTTAGCTCGCGAGGAGTGATCGCCCCACCGACCGGAGTCCAGTAATCGAATCCGAGTTGCAGAAGTTTGAAAAAACGCTTATGGAATGCGTAGTTACGCACACGCTTAAAGTCTGCGTGTATCCACTCACCTATTTTGATTTGATGCAAAAAATCGCAACTCTCCGGCGTCGCCGGGAGAAGTAATCCGGAAGAGGTTTGTTTGACCAGTTGTATATGCGCCATCGTAGTTCTCCGCTGGCGCAGTAGAATGGGTGTTCAGCCCGTTATGTAGTATACCAGAATTAATGCCAATACTAACAGGATGCTCTGACTCGCAATTCATCCAGCAGTTTATCATTTCCCATAATGTCACTTACCCTCATCGGTAAAAAAATTGCCTTTCGACCATTACGATACATCATTGATTTTGGGGTTTCAGGGAAGTAATCCATTTCGACTATAACTGACAGGTCATCACGACGTATGACTGCGTATTTACAACTAAATAGTTTCTTTATTTTTTCCACGATGCCTCCGAGTTTATAAGTACAAACGGTTATATCCACATAGAGACAAAAATATTAATCTGAAAAATATTTATTTCACGCCGTATATTTGATTATTTAATGTGCAGGTACAATGACTTTTATTTTTTGTTGTGTATATAATCAAATATATGGTTATTTTTCACCCTGCGTATTCAGCGCGCAACAAAAAACCCGCCGAAGCGGCTAAGTACGGGTGCGTTGAGGATGCCTGACACATCAGAGGTGGCGGGGGATTTCTCCTCCGCCGGGTCTCTTACTCCTCAGGTTCGTAAGCTGTGAAGACAGCGACCTCCGTCTGGCCGGTTCGGATTCGTACCTCGCAGATGTCTTTCCTCGTTACCAGTGCCGTCACAACGACGGTTAAACAGATGACGATCAGGGCGATTAACATCGCCTTTTGCTGCATCACAGCCTACTTACCCTTACCTTTCGTTCAAGCGGTAAGGTCACTTTTTCTGTTGTGTGCTAACCAACAAACCTCTTTTATCTGCATTAAAAATCGCTATCATGTCATCCTCAACCTGTTAATAGCCTATTATGGACTTTAGTAAACAATGAGCACTTCCGCATACAAGAGCAAAATTCGAACACTCCAGTGCGCGTTAAAAAACGGTGAATTTGAACCATTCATACAACATATCCGTTTTCCATACTTTAAAAATATAGAGCAGAATGCAAGGATCGATTTTCAGTTCCCTATAACGGCTTTAGTAGGAAAAAATGGAACTAATAAAAGTTCTGTTATCAAAGCGCTATTTGGTTGCCCACATGGTAAAAATATAACTCGTTATTGGTTCACAACTGAAACAGATGAGTTTCCTGACCTAAAACTTGCTGATGGCAGTTCTCTTAAGCCTAGATATATATATGGATATAAAAATGCTGATGGCCGTTTAGTTGAAATACTCCAAGCGCGTATCAATGCTACCAAGAAAACAATCGATTATTGGGAAACAAGTCGACCATCTGTTGGTGATAACATGGAGAGTATTTCGGATGATCTGGGTGCTAATAGTAATGCAACCAGATGGAAAAAAATCAAGAAGGGATTGGTTTTCCTAGATTTCAGATCGGAAATAAGTGCATTTGATAGATGTATGTATCACTCTGATTTTAAATTAAGAAAGAAGAAGAGTGGTGTATTAATTACAAAGCAAGACTATATCAGAAGCAAATCTAAATATATAAAGAAAGCTTTTGATGAAAAGCTAAATAATTTAAGACTTTGGGGGACGGAAACCATTGTTAAAAATATAACCTTGGCGCCAGAACTAGTTGAGCACGTCTCATTTATATTAGGAAAAAAATATAAAGTCATTAAATTTCTTGAGCATCGGTTATTTGGAACCAGAGGAGGAACCGCTTTACTTTCAACTGATAAGTTGAACTATACAGAAGCTTTTGCTGGAAGTGGTGAATTTGCAATAGTTTCACTAATACTCAATATTTATTCGGCCAAACCTAATTCATTAATTCTTCTTGACGAACCAGAAGTTTCACTTCACCCTGGTGCACAGAAAAGGATGATGGATGTTCTGTACTCTATTGTTGAGCAGAAAAAACATCAAGTGGTAATATCAACCCATTCTCCTGTTATTGTGAACACTCTTCCCAAAGATGCTATTAAATTATTTGTTTTTGATGAAGAGAGTGAAACAGCTAAAATAGTTCAAAATATAGCACCGGATGAAGCTTTTATAGAGCTAGGGCATGATATTAACAAGAAAACAATAATTGTAGAAGATAAATTAGCTAAAGCAATTATAGATAAAGCGATTAAAAATTATGAAAGATTAAGTTTATCATTTAGTGTAAGTTATATACCAGGTGGTTCGGAGACAATTTTAAGCAAGCATCTTCCCAGTTACGCTGTGGTAGAACGCAATGATATTTTGTTTTTACTTGATGGTGATAAAAACAAAAAAATAAAACCAGTAAGAATTAGTGAAATTGCTGATGCTGATTTAGTTAATACAATGTGCAAATATTATGGTTGCGAGTTAATTATCAATGCCAGTGGTAGTAATGGCAAAAAAAATGAACAAGAATCTAATAGACTCAAAAGGCAAGTGCTTGAGTATGCATTCAATAAAGTGCAGTATTTACCATTTGATACTCCCGAACAATTACTCATTGAAAAGGCAATTACGCCAAGTGAAAAAGAAATAATTGATTCACAGACCTGGAGTTCTAATGATCCAGAGCTGTATAAGAATCAAATAAGATTATTAGCGCAACACCTGTATGATAAAGAAGAAGTAAATGCAGAGGAAATTTTTTGCCTCCAACAAATGATGACCGCAAGACTTAAAAATGAATTGCCTGAATTTATAAAAATAAGAAAAATAATTACTCAGGCTCTTGACCGTGGTATCATTAGGTAGTGATTCTGGATGCAGAGGGAAAAATGAAAAAAATCAAAGTGTTTGACTTCTTTTCCGGTTGTGGTGGAACCAGCCAAGGTTTCCATCAAGCTGGAATGGATATTGTTTTTGGCCTCGATTTCGACGTTGATGCAGCCAGTTCATTTCGTGCAAATTTCCCGCAAGCTGCTTTTATTAACTCGGACATTAGGTTAATCGACAACAATGCCATAAACAAGTTAGTAAAAAAACATCGTAATGATTACATTCTTTTTTCAGGATGTGCGCCTTGTCAACCGTACTCTAAGCAAAACTCAAATAAAAAAAATGATGATCCACGATTAGATCTATTAAAGGAATTCAGTCGTTTTGTAGAGCATTATATGCCTGATTTTATTTTTGTTGAAAACGTGCCAGGAATGCAAAAGTTTAACAAAAATGAAGGAACATTCATGATGTTTTTAGAAATGCTTTCATCAAAGGGATATAGTGTAGATTATAAAGTAATGCCAGCTGCGTGGTACGGTGTACCACAGACGCGAGAAAGATTAGTGCTCATTGCATCCAAGGATTTTTATGTCGCATTGCCTTCTCCTACACATGGGGTTGGAAATACTCCCTATTCAACAGTAAAGGACTGGATCGCTAATTTACCGAAGATAGAAGCAGGAGAAAAGCATAATAGTATTCCTGATCATGAAGCTGCACGCTTATCAGAGCTTAATTTACGTAGAATAAAATGCACTCCTGAAGGTGGAAGTCGAGAATTTTGGCCAGATGAATTGATTTTAGAATGCCATCGTAACCATAAAGGGCATACAGACGTATATGGACGTTTGAGTTGGGACAAACCAGCCAGCGGACTAACAACTCGTTGTATTAGCTATTCAAATGGACGTTTTGGACATCCAACACAAAATCGAGCAATATCGGTTCGTGAAGCAGCGTGTCTACAAACATTTCCTTTGGATTATAAATTTATTGGTTCTTTGCAATCTCGGGCTCGTCAAATAGGAAATGCGGTCCCTCCGAAGATGTCTGAAACGATTGGAAAACATTTGCTTAATATAATCAAAGCCTCCTAGGAGGCTTTATTTTATTGTTATCCCCCCTAGTAGTTAATCGTGCTCACCAGACAACCTCCTGAAATTACTCTGGTAAAATGCCAGTACACGCTGCATAACTTCGCTTTTCCGGCACTCGCGACAGATTATATTCAGGCGCCTGTCGTAGCGGCGTATTTCTCCGTCTGGTAATGACCAGATAAGGTCAGGATCAACCACAACCGTTTTTTTCACCTTTGCCCTGGATAGTTTTTTGCGGGCGTTTTGCCAGTCCTTACGAGCCTGCTCAGACGGGAATAATCCGTAGCCTGAATTGTAAACATCACCACTGGCGACCAGTTCTCTGGCGAGAGTGCTTATGTAATACCTTGATGCACCGGTTTTAGCCTCCAGAGCCCGTAACGTCTCGCGACCGCTCAGACGTACAAGTTCAACAACCTGCCCTTTAATTTTTTCCCGCTCTTCTGGTGTAAATACTTTTGCCATAGGTGCCTCCGGCAATCACTTTTCCGACACAATACGACTGGAGGAATCGAAAATCTGTCGAACAATATCCCGGTGCTTGTTCAACTCCCGCAGCGCGGCGCAGACTCGCTCCCACTTCTGGACATGATTTTTCGCCCGACGCAGTTCGCGGTTTGCCATATGCAGCGATGGTAAAACCAGGTCATCCGCTCGCGTTTCAGTAAACGATGGCAGCGACTGCACAATGTCCGCCACCGTTTCTGTTTTAATATCTTTCTGTGCCGGTAACGCAACACCTGCTGGCTGAGGAAAGGCTTTAAAATCAGTTTCCGTTACCGATGCAGCTTTCGGCTTTGCTGGTAAATTATCGCCCGGTATGCAGTAACGAAATTTACCGTTCTGGTTTACGCGAATCAGGCGTCCTTTGCTGATTGCCATTGCCAGCGTTGAAGCCACTTTGCGGGATGTGGTACCGAACAGCGTAGCCAGTTCATCCGCCGTTTGTGGTCCACGTTGCTCAATCGTCGCTGTTAAATCGCTCTCCGAAATTTTCGCGACTGTTGCCGTGGTGGTTTCCTCCGGCAGTTCTGCCTGCTCCTGCTGAACGTTGTTATCAGCCACACGCCAGGTGTACGCGCTTTTATCAACGAAACCAGTCTTTTTCAGTTCCCATAGTTCGTTCAGCACTTCTTCACGACTGATATCAAGTCGCGCAGCAAGTTCTATGGATGTGGCTTTTCCCATTGCTTTCAGTGCGTCAAAAACAGTCTCCATTAAATTTTTCTCCCGGTAAAAATTACTTCGCAATTCCTGGCTGGACGACATTCGGACGCCAGCTCTCCCAGTTAAAATTCACCCATCGCCCGCCGTTCATGGTCATGCGATCCATAATCCGCTCGCCGAGCAATGTTTTCATGGCCTCATAGTTCAGGTTTGTCAGCATTCCCACGCTACGCATCGACGCTGTCCGTCGATCAATAATCTGGTGCAGTACCACCTGCTCGTTTTTCGTCTCGCGCTGAATGCCAATTTCATCAAGAACCAGCAGATCCACTTCGCACAGTTCCCGCAAAAATTTTTCGCCTGACTGCCCATCGTCATAGCTGGCGTGGAGGGCACTCATAACATCAGCCACGGTAACCACAATCACTGTCTGACCGTCTTTCAGCAGGCGATTCCCGATAGCTGCTGCTAAGTGGTTCTTCCCGGTACCAGGTTTTCCGCTAAACGCGAAATTTGTGCATCCGGTCATCAGTTCATCAGCGATAGATTTCGCCTGGCTCAACGCGTATCGCTGACCGTCGTTCTGCACCTGGTAATTCGCAAACGAGCATTTACGGTGCAACGGCTGGATGCCTGAGCGATTCAGAATTTTTTCCACCCGCAACTGGCGATTCAGGCGGTTGATCTCCTCGCTACGTTTCTGGCCTTCAGCAAGTTGCCACTCGTGCCACTCCGCTACCGTTCTGAATGGGGCGGTTACATGTGGCGGAGCCAGTCTTCGGATACGTTCAAGAACGCCGCCTGCCGCAATATTTTTCATGGTCAGTTACCCCCTGAAGCCTGGCGGGATCGCACTATCCGGTAACGAGACGGTGTTAACCTGTCGGAGCAACGTCTCAGGCCGAACACCTTTCGGCGCGAACAGGCCCTGGTATTCATTGGCGATACTGTGTCGAATCACCTGCTCAGGTGTAAAACCCTGCTGGCGGAATTTTTCCAGCTCCCGTATCGCCCCGTTAGCGCCCTGCTCCGTTCGAATCGGTTTTCGCAATGCCTGCCTGAACCGGACCCACTCATGCCAGAGTGTTTCCGGCAACCAATCGGGCAGCTCAATAGCCTCCGGCACAAATTTTTTAGACGCTCGTTTTTGGCGAGGGGGATTTAGGGGGAGATCAGTATTTATATCTTCCTCTTTCTCTTCCTCTGGTAACGCTTTTTGATCCATTTGTGTAACGCTGCCAGCGTTACCTTTTCGTTTCAGTTCGCGTATTTTTGTAACTCGCTCGTTTGTAACCGCCCGTTTTTTAGAGCTTTTCCCGTTATGACGTTCAAAGTTAGGTAGAGAAAGCCCACCGTCATTTTCGACCAGCCATCCAACCTGAATTAACGCATCAGCAAAACCAGCCATAAAAGTGATGCGATCTATTGCACTTTTTGTAACGCCGCGAGCGTTACAATCTGCATTACCGTCTATCATTTGTTGATCCGCCCATGCCCAGAAGCGAATAACCTTCCCTAATGCGGCATCTGGATCAATATTCAGAATCTCAGCAAGCCTGAATATTTCCGGCTTATCCGGCGTAATAACCTCGAGCTTTATCCAGTTTGAAGCCATTTGTTTTCACCTTGTAACGCTCGCAGCGTTACATTTAACTGATACCGAACAAAACAATCCGGCACGATTAATTTCAATCAATGCACTACGACAGAATCGCCGGGCGACCCACCACCGCTGAAATGTGCTTTCCGGTAAACGGCCTGGACTGCATCATCATGCGCATCAATTGCCGTACTCAACGCTTCCTGCGCCGCCAGTAATGCACGGCGTTCCAGGGTATCGAAGATGCAGAGTCGGTGACGCAGCTCGCGCGGAAGAATTGCCAGAACCGCAGGGATCAGTTTCTGAATTTTTTCCCTTTGCGCTTTCGTTTCACCTTTCAACCAACGGTGATAGATATTCTGCTGATTGTTCCAGTCCTTGCCTGGTACAAGGGGCAATTCGCCGCCCCCCTGGCGCAGATATTCTTCAGTAATTGCGTTAGCGACCCACGCCTGCCCTTTTTCGGCTGCCAGGGCTAACAACACTGATTCGATGTGCTCATGCCTGATTTTCATGAATCAACCGCTCCTATGCTGTTTTCGCTATGCTTACCGTCTGGGGGGAATACATCGTCAAGTCCACAATGAGCGCCAAGCCGATTAAGGGTAGAAACAATTTTTCTGCACTCCTCTAGTCCAGGGGTACGAAAATTTGCTTCGTAATTTGCCAGTCGGCTTTGTATCCACCCTAACTGAACAGCAAGTTGTCTTTGAGACAGCCCAAGCTGTTTTCGATATGTTGAAATTTTGTTCATTGAAAACCTCCGATGACAATTTTAAACACACCTTGTGTTATATGGTCAAGCTGTTTTGTGTTTTATGTAAATCACGATTCGTGATACAAGGATGCAATGGAAAAAGAAAACGAAAAAATTGCCGCTAGTAGGCTCAATGACAAAATTGCAATGCGTCTTAAAGAGCGCAGGCAGAAGCTTGGTTTATCTCAAGGAAAACTTGCTGAAATCTGCGGATGGACGCAATCGCGTATAGGTAACTATGAGGCGGGCAGCAGAAATGTTGGAGTGCATGACGCTGTCGTATTGGGAAAGGCACTTGGCATATCTCCTCCTGAGCTCCTATTTGGAGAACAGGAATCTTCTGAATTGTGGTTAAATGAATCCCAACGAAAACTTCTTGAGTTGTTTAACCAGCTACCGGGCTCAGAACAACAACGAATGATTGAGCTATTTGAAGTCCGGCTAAAAGAAATCGATGAGTATGTAGAAAAATATTTGAGAGGCAGGCTTAAAGATAATCCCCCACCGGAGTAATGATCTTGCTATCACAGTAATATGCCAATCAGCCCGCTATCAGCGGGCTTTTTTGTACCATCATCATATGACACTCACCACAAAACACATTTCGTGTTGACATAAGAAAACGCATTGTGTTTAATAAGCATATCCAAACAACGCCCCACCAGAGAACGGCTGGACAATACCTCGAGTTATCCAGCCACTGAACAGGGCTAAGTAGCCAGCCTGAGGCATACGAACATGACGGCAGTTGTTGATTGATACAAAGCGCAGTAGATAAAACGTTCCGCCACCCGGCGTTAAGGGGAAATGAGGTCAACATGGATACTATCGATCTTGGCAACAACGAATCTCTGGTATGTGGCGTGTTTCCCAATCAGGACGGCACATTCACCGCCATGACGTATACCAAAAGCAAAACGTTTAAAACCGAAGCTGGCGCACGCCGCTGGTTGGGAAGACATTCAGGTGAGTAAAATGAACGAGACAGAATTAAAACACGTTATCGCTCTACTCCTAGAAGATGCAAAACGCCTCCAGCAACTGGAGCCAAATGCAGGCACTGAAGCCCGCATCTGGCTGGCTAAAGAAGCGCTGGAATCTGGCGATAATGATAGCGAAGAAGCCTTCTACAAAGCAGAAGGCCGTGCAGGATATTCACCGGGTCTTGGCGGGGTATAAATACCATGCGCATTGACTGAATTCGCAAACAAAAACAGACGCGCGATATCTGGATAGTCGGTCTGCATAGTCAGATATCTGGCTGCGAATTTGATAAATATCACCGCCCTTTTCGGAAACATAAGTTCCGTCCGGGAGTTGATTATACGAACCATCTCCATGGGGGATCGTTCTCCTGAATCCTAGTGAGAGCATATATTTATGAAGCCCTTCGTAATCCTCTGGCTCAGCATTATATAGTTCTACTCTGGCGAGATACGTTGGCATATTCATTTCCTTACTGGTTGTGTGAGAACTCCAGTAAAGATACCACCAAAGCCCGGAGGTGGTGAAATAAAACCGGGCACAACACGAAGGCGCATTTCCGGTATCCATAAAGAGTCGGTCTTGTCTGTTAAATTTAAATGGTGGGAGTGCGCCTCCGGTTGTAAATAACGACATTGCTTTGTGTAGTCTTTGGCGGCATCAGTTCTACTCCGTGGCTGCCCTGCCGCCCCTTTTTAAAGTGAATTTTGTGATGCGGTGAATGCGGCTAAGCGCACGCGGAACAGTTAAAAGCATCAGTGTTATGGGTGGATTATCCGGCGTTAATTGTTAACTGGTTAACGTCACCTGGAGGCACCAGGCACCGCATCGACAAAATTCATTTGTAAAAATGGAGATAATTATGATTGCTCATCACTTCGGAACTGATGAAATACCACGTCAGTGTGTGACCCCTGGCGATTATGTTCTTCATGAAGGCCGGACGTATATCGCCTCGGCAAACAATATTAAAAAGCGAAAACTTTATATTCGTAGCCTGACTACAAAAACATGCATTTCTGACTGCATGATTAAAGTCTTCCTCGGTCGTGATGGTTTACCTGTAAAGGCGGAGTCATGGTAATGACTAAGAAAATAAAATGTGCTTATCACCTTTGCAATAAAGAAATTGAAGAAAGCAAAATCATTACAAGACCACTTCATTTCATGCGTGGAGTTATACCAACGACGGAAATGAAAAAATATTGTAGTGAAATCTGTGCCGAAAAAGACCAGATGGCACACGAACTTTAATTAACTGACTATCCGAAACTGAATTTATGCCAGCAATGGCAGGGATTCACTCAACCTTAATTAAGGAGAAAAACATGATTACCAGTTATGAAGCCACTGTTGTTACTACTGATGACATTGTTCACGAAGTTACCCTGGAAGGAAAGCGTATTGGCTACGTGATTAAGACAGAAAATAAAGAAACCCCATTCACTGTGGTTGATATCGACGGTCCATCAGGCAACGTTAAAACACTTAACGATGGTGTTAAAAAAATGTGTCTGGTGCACATAGGAAAGAATCTGCCCGCAGAAAAAAAAGCCGAATTTCTGGCAACTCTGATTGCAATGAAATTAAAAGGTGAAATCTGAAAAAAAGAAAGCCTGCACACTGTGCAGGCCTGAGTGAAGAACCTGGGACATTTATTCATCACTCGCATTAATTTTAATCTGAGTTGAGGTTAAAAAACAATGAGCACCGATAAACAAGTTTACCCACTGTATTACGAAGCAAAAAATGACAAAGTAAGAAAACGTCTCGGTATTAAAGGCGGTTTCTACTGGGCTGAAGCGAAAAAATTATCCATTGCCATATCCCGTGGTGCTGTTGCGATTGACGATGCTGGCTACGATGAAGATGACTTTAAAAAACCTGTTCGCGTCAATTTGCCCGTTGTTGATGACCTTCCACCAGAGGGCGTATTTGATACGGAATTCTGCAACCGTTACGAAAAAGGCGGGGAAGATGGCATCACAATGGTATTTATCGCGCCCTCATCCTCTGCGCAGGACAAACCAGCCAGCACTGACAATACCAATGTTAATGGCGAAGACATGACGGAGATTGAGGAGAATATGCTACTCCCGATTTCCGGTCAGGAGCTGCCCATTCGCTGGCTTGCTCAACACGGCAGCGAAAAACCGGTAACGCACGTTTCACGCGACGAACTCCAAGCATTACACATTGCACGGGCTGAAGAACTACCAGCTGTTACTGCCCTGGCTGTTTCCCACAAAACCAGCCTGCTCGACCCGCTGGAAATTCGCGATCTCCATAAACTGGTGCGTGATACTGACAGAGTTTTCCCTAATCCAGGCAATTCAAGCCTGGGGCTGATGACTGCTTTTTTCGAAGCATACCTGGACGCAGACTACACCGATCGCGGTCTGCTGACAAAAGAGTGGATGAAAGGAAATCGTGTTTCACGCATCACGCGCACGGCTTCCGGCGCTAATGCTGGCGGCGGGAACCTCACCGATCGCGGCGAAGGTTTCGTTCACGATCTGACGTCACTGGCGCGCGACGTAGCCACTGGCGTACTGGCTCGTTCAATGGACGTGGACATTTATAACCTTCATCCGGCACACGCTAAACGTGTCGAGGAAATTATCGCTGAAAATAAACCGCCCTTTTCTGTTTTCCGCGACAAATTCATCACCATGCCTGGCGGGCTGGATTATTCCCGCGCCATCGTGGTTGCGTCCGTAAAAGAAGCACCAATTGGGATCGAGGTTATCCCCGCACACGTCACTGAATATCTTAACAAAGTACTGACTGAAACTGATCATGCCAACCCTGATCCAGAAATCGTGGATATTGCCTGCGGTCGTTCCTCTGCCCCGATGCCGCAGCGTGTAACAGAAGAAGAAAAACAGGATGATGAAGAAAAACTGCAACCATCTTGCGCAATGGCAGATGAACAGGCAACGGCTGAAACAGTGGAACCGGATGCAACTGAACATCATCAGGACACGCAGCCGCTGGATGCTCAGTCACAGGTAAATTCTGTTGATGCGAAATATCAGAAACTGCGGGCAGAACTCTATGAAGCCCGGAAAAACATTCCGCCCAAAAATCCTGTCGATGCAGACAAATTACTGGCTGCCTCTCGCGGAGAATTTGTTGAAGGGATTAGCGACCCGAATGATCCGAAATGGGTTAAGGGGATCCAGACCCGCGATTCTGTGTACCAGAATCAGCCAGAAACGGAACAGAACGACCCAAATACGCAACAAAACGAGCCAGAAACGAAACAGCCTGAGCCAGTAGTGCAACAACAGGAAACGGAGAAAGTTTGCACCGCCTGCGGTAAGGCTGGCGGCGGCAACTGTCCTGACTGTGGCGCGGTGATGGGCGACGCAACGTATCAGAAAACCTTTAATGAAGAAAATCAGAATGAATATCAGGAAAAAGGTCTGGAGGAAATGGAAGGTGCTGAACATCCGCACAAGGAGAACGCTGGCAGCAATCCGCATTGCGATTGCAGTGATGAAGCTGGTGAAACGACAGCACCTGTAGTAACTGAAATCATGTGGCCGTCATATTTCGAGCCTGGCCGCTATGAAAACCTCCCGAACGAGGTTTATCACTCCGCCAACGGAATAAGCAGCACAATGCTGAAGGATGCCCGCATCAGCCTGATGTATTACCACGGACGGCACATTGCCGGAACTATTCCGGGCGAGGAAAGTGATGCATTGCTGCGTGGGCGGATTATTCACAGCTATGTTCTGGAAACGGATAAATTCGCTGATGAGTATGCCATTCCGGTACCGGTTCCTGAATATGTGGTTACTACTTCTAACGAACTGATCGCCATCATTAAAAAACACAATGCCAGTCTGCCAGCACTGATGACACCAGAGCAGATGAAAGAGTGGATCGAAAGCTACAACAGCACTCTTATACAGCCACTGTCGGTAAGTGCCGGGGCCGAAGAAACAGGCATCCTTTACGGTTCGCTTCCGGAGGAATTCCGGCGTATTCCTGAGGGGGAAAAACACACAGCATCAGCAATGAAAGCCTGTATTAAAGAATACAACGCAAGCCTCCCTCCTCTGCTGAAAGCCAGTGGAACACGAGAGCAGCTCCTGGAGCAAATTGAAACTGTAGATCCAGAACTGGCAAAAAAAGAACGTGCTAAATCTTTGCCTTACAACATCAGTGGCACAAAAGAGCAATTAACCGAAATCGCCCGGAAAATTCGCCCGGAACTGGTAACACTGGAGGACTGGCAAAAACGCCAGCAAGAAGAAAACGCCGGAAAAACGTTTATCAGTCCGGATATGTATGAACAGGCAAAAAATATTCACGCAGCACTGCAAAACAATACTGATGCAGCAAGGCTACTCAACCACCCGGATCGCAAATCTGAAATCAGCTATTTCGGGTTTGATGAAGAAACCGGGCTGGAAATCAGGGTCCGTCCTGATATCGAAATCCGGCTGCCATACGAAAGCATTTGCGCCGACGTGAAGTCAGTCAGCCTCGGTTATGTGCGACAGGAACGACTGAAAGATCGCCTGCACCGTGAAATTATTGAACGTGATTATCACCTCAGCGCAGCAATGTATTGCGATGTGGCAAACCTGGACAAATTTTTCTGGATCTTCGTCAACAAAGATGCTGGCTATCACTGGGTGGCCGTCGTGGAAGCCTCGCAGGAACTCCTGGAACTTGGTCGACAGGAATATCGCCGGACACTACGACAGATAAACGAAGCTCTGGAGACAAACAACTGGCCAGCACCGATTACCGAAAGTTATACCGACGAATTAAACGACTTTGATCTTCGTCGTCTTGAAGCACTGAGCACCTGAGGAAGGACACAATGAACGAATTAACTCAACAAGAAAATATTAACTCTAATGTTGCGGTTTTCAGCCCTCAGTCCCTGGCTGCAATTCAGACATTTTCCCAGGTAATGGCTTCCGGCATGGCTACTGTACCGGAACACCTCCGGGGAAATCCATCAGACTGCATGGCCATCACCATGCAGGCGATGCAGTGGCAAATGAACCCTTACGCAGTAGCTCAGAAAACTTTCGTTGTGAATGGTGTGCTCGGATATGAAGCGCAACTGGTTAATGCCGTAATCAGTACTCGTGGGCCGTTAACCGGGCGTATTGAATATGACTGGTTCGGGCCGTGGGAAAAAATTATCGGGAAATTTGAAATCAGGAAGAACGACAAGGGGAAAGAATATCGTGTACCTGGCTGGAAGCTGGCCGATGAAAACGGGATCGGAGTTCGCGTCCAGGCAACACTACGCGGAGAGAGCAAGCCACGCGTACTGGAGTTACTTCTGGCGCAGGCCAGAACACGTAACTCAACGTTATGGGCCGATGATCCTCGCCAGCAGCTTGCCTATCTGGCACTGAAACGCTGGGCGCGCCTTTATTGCCCTGAAGTGATTCTTGGAGTGTACACCCGGGACGAACTGGACGAACCACAGGAAAAAATCATTAATCCGGTTCAGGAACATAAAAATACATCCGCCTGCCGTGCGGAACGTGAAACAACAATTATTGAGCAGGATGCCGGGGAAAACTGGATCAGTGCTTTCCGTGAACGTATTGAGCAGGCACAAAGCACCGGAGAAACAACATCACTTCGCCAGGAAGTGGAAGATCATAAAAATACACTTGGCGCTCTCTACACAGAACTTAAAGGAAAAGTGGTTCAGCGTCATCACCGTCTCAATGCTATTGCCCGTATTGAGACGATGATAAATGACCTGCCTTCATCAGGTGATCCAGAAGCAGAACAAAAATTTATTGCTCTGGAAAATACGCTGAATGCTGCACGACCACATCTGGGAGAATTATATGAGGCGTATAAAACGACACTGACAGATATGAAACCAGAATATATCGGCTCCTGATATTTACTATGGCGGTGTAGCCTCACCGCCATAACAAAACTTTATTTTATGAGAGAAAAGACAATGCGGTATGAAAAAGTCAAACCATGTCCGTTTTGTGGTTGTCCATCAGTAACGGTGAAAGCCATTTCAGGATATTACCGCGCAAAGTGTAACGGATGCGAATCCCGAACCGGCTATAGTGGAAGTGAAAAAGAAGCACTCGAAAGATGGAATAAACGAACTACTGGAAATAATAATGGAGGTGTTCATGTATAAAATTACTGCCACTATTGAAAAGGAAGGTGGCACTCCTACTAACTGGACAAGATATTCAAAATCTAAATTAACGAAATCAGAATGCGAAAAAATGCTCTCAGGGAAAAAAGAAGCAGGCGTTTCCAGAGAGCAGAAAGTAAAGCTGATAAATTTTAATTGCGAGAAACTTCTGTCCTCGTGAGTTGCATTATATACAAATTAGAACTTCATAGCTGATTATTAAAAATCAACCACATCCGCCAGTATTCTGTATATTTACTGGCGGTCATATCGTAAGAGGTATGGCAATGAATCTTGTGACACTCAAAACGTGGGGAAAACTCAGATATCCGGATAACCCACCATCAATATCAACGCTGAGACGATGGGCAAGGAATGGAAACATTTATCCTGCACCTGAACTACACGGGAGGAGTTACAGGGTGGTTCCGGAAGCTTTCTATATCAACCCAAATAAGGTTGATACCGATATAACACACCATCAGCCTAATGGGCGACAAGGGAGAGACAGTCCGTTACTGGAGAAGTTAAAACATGCAGCGGAAAAAATACGATCCCAATTTGCCTAAAAACTTAACATATCGAAGGAGGGACAAAGCATATTACTGGCGCAACCCTCTGACGAAAGAAGAATTTACACTAGGTAAAATTTCAAGAAGAGATGCAGTAGCGCAGGCAATTGAAGCAAATCATTATATATACAAAAACTACTCTCCTGCTGCCTTAATTGAAAAACTAAAAGGGTTCGACTCATTTACTATGGCAGACTGGATTGAACGTTACAAAACGATTCTTATAAGGAGAAAAGTGTCCAGAAATACTTATAAAATTCGGGTAAATCAACTGGAGACAATAAAAGAAAAATTAGGAGGGGTTTTACTGACAGAAATAACCACTCGCCATATTGCCGAGTTTCTTGATTTGTGGATTGAAGGAGGGAAAAACACGATGGCAGGATCAATGCGTTCTGTGTTATCTGATATGTTCCGCGAGGCCATTGTTGAAGGACGTATATCTCAAAATCCAGTAACGCCAACAAGAGCACCGAAAATAGTAGTTACAAGAGAACGGCTGAAACTAAAGACATACAACTGCATCAGGGAGGCAGCAGATCAACTTCCGACATGGTTCCCATTAGCTATGGACTTAGCCCTTGTAACAGGACAACGTCGCGAAGACATAACAAATATGCGGTTCAGTGAGATTTATGATGATCGTCTCCACATCAGGCAAATTAAGACAGGAATGATGATTGCTATCCCCCTGTCACTCAGACTTCCTGTCGCTGGTCTACGGCTTGGTACAGTAGTTGAACGCTGCCGCCTGGTAAGCCGGGGAGATTATCTAATCAGTGCCGGGATTAGAAAAAACAGCCCTGACGGCAGCATTCACCCGGATGGCCTGACAAAAAAATTTGTCGCAGCCAGAAAATTAACAGGTATCCAGTTCAGTGAAAACCCACCAACTTTTCACGAGATCAGAAGTCTGGCTGGACGATTGTACAAAGAAACATGTGGAGAAGAATTTGCTCAGCGTCTACTTGGCCACACATCGGAGAAGACAACAAAAATGTATCTTGATGAGAGAGAAAAAACGTACTTACTGCTCTGATTTTAACGTAAATGGATTGTTAAATGCGTTTTGGTTGTGATATAACCAAAAAAGACCGGAATACAGAAATTCGAGTAAATTTCGGGGAATTTCGGGAAGACGTTTGCAACCGATTGATTTTAAATACAATTAAAAAAAGACCGAATACGATTCCTGTATTCGGTCCAGGGAAATGGCTCTTGGGAGAGAGCCGTGCGCTAAAAGTTGGCATTAATGCAGGCTAAATCGCCTTGCTCTTTAAGAATAGATGACGACGCCAGGTTTTCCAGTTTGTGACGAAGGTGATTGAAAAAACCTGGCGTATTGTCTGTCATCAGAGATAAAAAAACCGTAAGCCTTTTCGTGAAGGTTTACGGTTTTTTATTAAAAATCAGTCAGCTATTGGATGGATCACAAAGCTTTTGCGCACGTTCGATAAACGGCGCCAGACTCATTTTCTCACCGGGCTTTGCCGGGTTATCGATTTGAATGATGGCAATAGGCTGAGCGCGCGTTTTACCCTCCGCTACTTGCTGCTCGGCAATAGCATTCAAGGGATACTGCACCAGAGTACTGGGGTTGATCACATAGAGCGCCTGGCCAGGCCGACAGGTCAACATGACCTCTTCCCGATTAAACGCCCACTTGTCTTTTCCTACTTCAAAACGACTTACGGTAATCACCTGCGGCGCCGCCAACGCTACGCCCGAAGTGGCCAGCAGAAGCGCCGGAAGGAGTATTTTTTTCAT